ACAGGCTGAGGCGGCGGCCAAATCGTTGTAAATCCCCGTGAAGGCAGATACGTGCCAGTGGCGGTGACGCCAGGCTGAATGCGTTCGTCGTTGCCATTTTTCGGAATACCTCTCTCGTTTACTCAGTTGTTCAGGCAGATGGTGAAGCAGTTCACCGTTGCCGCAGTAAATGGCGGCATGATTAGCCACCGATGCGCCAAAGCAGCACAGCAGGATATCGCCCGCCTGTGCAGAGGACAGGGGCACCCGGTAAAAGCCGGTGACCGCCATATTGTCCAGGTAAAGGTTCTGACCGTTACGCCACCAGTCATCCTCACGCTCAAAATCCGGCATATCAATTCCCGCCAGATGGTATGCATCCCGGAACAGCGTGTAACAGTCCGTCACCCCGTGCTCAAAGCGCCGTCCTGTCAGATGTGGCACACAGCGGAATTTATGAATGTCCCCCCGGCAGACCAGCCACCAGGGCAGTGCGCTTTTTATCTGCAGCCGCCGGTCGGCCTCGCTCAGCCAGGGCAGACCACCGGGATGACTGTGGACCAGTGCCACAATCTCCCCCTGCATCTCTGCCCGCAGCCAGTCTTCCGGTGCAATACGAAAATACGCCTCCGGCTCTGCAGAGATATTCACACAAGGGATATACCGCTCCCCCTCCGGCGTGCTTACCACGAAGCCGCACGACTCCGCTGGCGCACATCGCCGGGCGTGCGCCAATATATTGCTATAGAGCATGAGAACTCCTGATAAAAAACCCAGCCGAAGCTGGGTCATTTCGTTGGCAATCTGTTAGTAGTGATGTAGTGAAGGAGGTAATTCTTTGTTCTTAAGCCTTACCCATGCGGAAAGATTCGTTGGTCCGTCTGGCTCATTAATATCAACATCTCGTGTGTGATTGATTAAAACGTCTCTCGCCATTCCAATAACATACGAGAACTCATGACCGTAGTTGTAACATCTGCCGGAATAGTTCGATTGAATTTGCTTTAGCGCTGGATACAATTCGCGGAATAATGCCTGTGAGCGGTTGGCATAATCCCATAGCCATACAAGGCTGTTTGCTTCTTTTGCGGAAAGCTCGTTGGTGCTCTTCTCTTGTTTGCCGATTAACTCTCCTTCAAGCGGAACGCGAGCAGCAAGTGACAGAGCTTCGGTAAACTGCTCCTCGCTGATTTCTTTGTATGAACACCCAAAATGAGATTTCAGTGACGACCACATGGTGATCATCGCCTTCGCCTGTTTTTCTTTTGGCAGAGACTGACCGCGACTCATGACGAGTTGTTTAATGGCTTCCTGCTGTTCAGTGGTGATTTTCCCCGGCAATGCCTTTTTAGCTTTGCGCGGGTTAATCACATGGCCTTTAGTCCAGTACTCGTAGAGCACATCGTCACACTCTTCCTGATACTGGATTACCTTGTCGCGGATTTCAGGGCGGACTTTGTTTGGTTGAATGCTTGAAAGCCAAGCCGCAAATTTACGAAAGGCAAGACATGTCATTAACTGTTTACCGCCAGCAGAAGGTATTTCGATTTCCGAAATACCCTTGACAAACCTCTGTTTTAACTTAACAAATTGAGCAGCCCAAACCATCCCCATACCTTCAACAACAGGCTTCATAGGAACATAAGGCTCATTGTTAATTCCAGCCAAAAAGAGATTTGTTCCGTGGAATGGAACATTGATTGTGCGATCTGCAATTGCTAAACTAGTCATATCAGTTTTCTCGTGGTTAACTGGTAATTTAGAAGCCTCAATGGTTGCAGCCATTGAGGCTTCGCTGTTTTTAGCGACCATTCGCCACCTCTTCCCTAACACCTTTTGCCAGCAAACGAACAATTGCAGAGTTCAGAGATATACAGTCCATTTCCGCCAGGCGGCGAAGGTCTTCATTCAGCCGTGATGGAAGGCGAAGGTTGAGTTTGATATTTTTGCGCTCAGTGAAAAGTGTATCTTGCATTATCTAATCTCCTTTATTTGGTGCCAAAGTGACGCCATGAAGGCCATAATGCCACTATTGAAATCGTATGGCAATATGGCACCATGATTTTTTTGAGAGATTTGCAATGGCCGAAAAACAAGTAAAAGACTACGACAAGTTCAACCTCCGTTTTCCTGACGGAATGCGAGATGCTATAGCTGAACGAGCCAAACGAAACGGGCGCTCTATGAACTCAGAGATTGTTCAGATACTGGAAGATGCCTTGAATGCAGAAAATACACTCGGGGAAATAGCAGATAAAATTAACAGCGTCTCGGTTCCGCTAAATGTTGATGCGCTAGTTCAACTTCAAGCCCAGGTTATCGCCATGCAAAAAGAAATACAGGAAAAGTTCAGAGAGCAGAACGAAAAGTTGAGAGAACTACTAAATAAAAAACCCACCTGACGGTGGGCATAATCCATTACTGCGAAAGTTTATTAATGGAAAGGAAACCGCCAAAATTAGCCACCATGCCGCGCATCTCACACCCGCGCATGCACTTGCTGCATCTGTCCTTACGGATATCCGTGGTGGGGTTGTCGAACTCATCCGCCACCGCAGGACCGTTATACCCGCATTCATCTCCCCGGTAATCCCACATACAGGTGTTCGCCAGCATGATGCGACCGGGAAACAGCGCTCCGTCCGTCTCCGTCGGTGTTGCCAGCACAAACGAGGCTGTCATGGCCGTCAGCTCTGACATCTGCTCCACCCCCCAGCGGTCGCTCAGCTCCTGCTCCGGGTCCGCTTCCGGATTGCCCGCCACAAAATTCACCGCATCCAGAAAACGGGCATACACCCGGCGGCGGACCACCGTGGCCCCCACCAGGCTCTGCAGGTCCTCCGCCATTCCGGTGACCAGACCGAACAGATTCGACACCGTCAGCGACGGGCGGGCACTGCTGCCCTTCCCGTTCATCTCAAAGCCACTGCCGTCAATCGGGTATGCCTGATATTGCCGCCCCTGCCAGGTAACCGCCTCCCCTTTTTCATTCAGCTCATTGCAGAAAAAATACCGCTCACCACCCTGTACCGTCAGGTCGATTTCCCAGAGTACCACCCGCGGTGACTGCTCTGATTTAACCGACTCGTTCAGACTTTCTTCGTGAATATCCTGCATCAGTTCACCACCTGCTTAAACTCCGCGCTGAATTCAACCCGCAGCATGCGAACCCGTGATGACCAGGCGGCACAGGTCACCTTTATCTGCCGCCAGGCATAAGGCGGTGTCCACAGAAACGCCTTCCAGCCACCGTGCTCTGCCAGGAATGCCTCCAGATGTCGGGCCTCCTCCCGGGTCACGGAAAGCGTCACACGGTATGTTTTCAGGTCAGCATTCAGCCCCGCCGCCATACGCTGCGAATACCCGTCACCAAAACGCACTTCACGCACCGATGGCTGCGAGTTCACCTCCATATCCGGCTTCACTTTCCAGCGAAATGTTTTCATCGCCTGCCTCCGGAAAAGACGCCGCCATCACGCATCTGCGCCTGAATCTCATCCTGCGCCCCCTTGCGGGCCATGTCATACACCGCCTTCATCAGCTGCGGCCCCGCCTGTCCGTTGGTGCCGTCGTTCTGAATCACCACGTGATTGTTCTGATTAAAACTAATGCCTTCCGCCCGCCGCATCTGCGCCGGACTTCCGGCACCGCCCACATAACCACCTTCCGCATACCCGCGCATCAGACGATACAGGTTGCCGACGCCAATCCGGCTGGTTGCCTCCTTCGTGAAGACAAACTCCCCGCGGTGGACAATACCGGCAGGTTCGTATTTGCCACCGGTTCCCGTAAATCCTCCGGTCGCGAAATGGAAGTTCGCCGCCGCAGCCTGAATGGCCGTCCCCGTGGAGGCAGACGCCCCACCACCGAAAGCACCACCCATGGCGCTGCCAATACTCCCGACAATCCCCACCATGGCCTGCTTCAGAAAAATCTCTGTCAGCATGGAGAGCACAGAACGGGTGAAACCACGCCAGCTCTGTTCGCTGCCGGTCAGCATCGCTGCCATATTCTGTGCAATACCGTCAAAGGTCTGCGTGGCCACGCTTTTAACCTGCGAAAAACTGTCCGTCGCACTTTCTGCCCACTCGCCCCAGCCGGACTTCAGACCGGCCATCCAGCTTCCACGAAGCTGCTCCTCCGCAGACCAGGTGTTCTTCAGTGCAGATGTGGCCTTCGCCAGCGCATCCGGATTATCACCGTACACGTCACGAAGGCGCTGCTCTTCCGACTCCCGCTGCACCTGACGGTCGGTGAGGCCCCGCGCCTGGGCACTGATTGCCGCCTGCTTCGCGCCCTGCTGCTGCTCAAACCGCGCAGCCTGCTGTGCCAGCTCATTCAGCCGTTTCTGGTGTTCAACTTTGTCTCCCAGCTCAGCCAGCTGGCGTTTGTACTCCAGCGTCTCTTTCTCATGGGTCAGCAGGGATTTTTCCTGCTCAGATAACTGCCGTTTCGTGGCTGCCTCTTTCAGGACCGCATACTGATTTTCCGCTTTCCATAAATCGCGACGCTGCTGGCTGATTTTCTCATTCGCACCGCTGTGTTTTTCCAGCGTCCGGAGCTCGGTTTCAAGCGCCAGCAGGGCAGCATGCGCCTGGTCTTCCTGACGCTCACCGGCTGACACTTTGACTCCTGACGACTTCGGCTTTTTCAGCGTCGATTCATAATCCTTTTTCGCCGCCGCCATCAGCGTGTTGTAATCCGCCTGCAGGATTTTCCCGTCTTTCAGGGCCTTATTCAGTTCTTCCTGACGGGCGGTATATTTCTCCAGCGGCGTCAGCAGACGCTCATACGCCTTCTGCGCCTCTCCGGTATACTTCAGCTGTGATGCGTCCCGTTCGGCCCGGTCCCTGGCGGCCAGTTCACCGGCTTTTTCCATATCCGACTGCAGCGTGGCCGCTGCCAGCCCCAGACGGGCATTTTCCCGGTCATTCCATGCGCCCTGAAGGTTGGCCCGGAAAGAGGCGGTTTTTCCCCGGCGCTGGCTCCGGCTCTGGTACCACTGCCATTTTTTATCCGCCTCATCAAATGCCTTCTGCGCACTGGCGAGCATATCCGCTGAGGACTCAGGACGACCGATATCCAGAATGGCATCCCACATCGATTTGAATGCCTTCCCTGTTTTATCCGCCCAGGTCTCCAGTGTTCCCATGTTTTCTTTCAGGCGACGGGTCTGCTCATCAAAGCCTTTCGTGGCGATATCGTTCGCCGCCTGCAATGCCCCGGCCTCGTCTCCGGAACGCTGCAGCTGTGCAACATACGCAATCTGCTCTGCCGTCACGTTACGGAACTGGCGCGCCATCGCCATCAGTCCCGACGTCGGGTCGGTAGTCAGTTTTCCGAAAGCCTCTGCAACCTTGTCCACCTCCACACCGGATGCAGAAGCAAAACGCGCGACACTCTGGTTGATGGCATCAAACTGTTCACCACCACGCACACCGGCATTCACCAGGGCTGCCAGTGACTCTCTCGCCTGGTTAAACGTCAGCCCTGCGGCCTGTCCGGCTCTGGAGAGCGTCAGCATGCGATCGGCAGTCAGTCCGGACTGATTACCGGAAAGAACCAGGGTTTTATTAAACGCTGAAAGCGTGGAATCCCCCTGGTACCAGGCGTACGCCAGCGCACCTGTCGCCACCGCCAGCGAGGTGACCCCGACCATCGGCAGGGTGATCGCACCGGCAAGTCCCCTGAACATGGGGATCATCCCGCCGAAGGAG